TGTAATATGCTCTTTTCTCAATTTATCGCATCTTGGGCACCAATGCGGATTATCAACGGTGACGTAGTGACATTTCCCTTCAAATTCACCATACCCAATACATGGGCGATTGTAATTTATTTTAGGATTCATTTTTCATCACACTCGCTTTACTCTAAATATAGATACAAACCACCATGAAAGTTGTTTGAAATGTTGTATAATTTTTTATGCTTGTTTCTGCAAACCACCATCAAAGTTGTTTACCCTAATTTTCATCATTCAATCCTCCAATCCAGCTTTTGACCACATTCGGGGCAATACTTATAAAATCTTGACTGGAGCAACATTATTAAAGAACTCTTTACATAGGCTTAATACTTTTTTTCATTTCTTCAATTTTCTCCGTTAATTCACGATTTAGCTCTAAAAGTTCATCTATCTTATCTAGCAAATATGGTATATCCTGTCTTGCATTTGCAATAAATTCTAAATCTGCTTCGACTGGATTACTCCAATCATTTCTAGTAATAGTGCTATGCCTTGTTACTACTGCTGCTGATTTTATATATTCTTCATATGGTTCATCATGATAATATTTTTTTACTCTCCATTTTCCAGGTGTTGCTCTGTTTGCTCTTTCCTTAATCTTATTGATTCTCTTAATATCCTGTTTATTCACTCTATCCCCTCACTTTCTAATTCTTTTGCTGTAATCGATGCTAATGCTCCGCAATCATTACAACAAATAATAATCCCTCTTTTACTATTTGCTTCTCTAAGCCAATCAGTCTTATATTCGTATGGATAAGGTGTAATAACAGGTATGGTATTTTCACTACCGCACACAGGACATATTTTGTGTTCCTCCAATATTTCAATCCAATCTTTTATCGTTTTCATAGATTTCAACCCTCCGCAAAATCTTATTTTAGTAACATTTCTATTTCTGCAATACATTTTAAAATCGGATATACTTGTTGCGGTACTACTGCATTACCAAGTGCTATACTTCTGTCCACCCTATTGGGAACCCCATCATCCACTCCAAGAACTGGGGATTTATATATCTCCCAATAAGTTCTTGGTGCTTGTCTCCTAAGTCTCCACATATTGCCCTCCCATGTCGTCCCTTCTTCTCTGTTGGGCTTAATGCTCTTATCTTCTTGTAGCTTTGTGATGCCGTAGGCGTTGAGTAATAGCTTCTCACATAATCCCTTAAGTTGTTGTTCGATTTTCTTCCTGCTTTCTGCAATGTTTCTGGTTTCCTTCCCCCCTTGTGGTCTGATGCACATGGAGTTGGCAATAATGAAACATCTTTCTCTCTTATGAGGGGCTCCAAATCTTTCTGCTTCGTAACAACCCCATCCCACAGCATACCCCATTTGGGCCAAATCATTAAGAACTCTTCCAAAGAACCATCCATTCTCGGTTGTAAGTATCCCTGGTACATTTTCACCCAAGAACCATCTTGGTTTAACTTCGCTAATGAGTCTTGCAAGTTCGGGCCACAAATCACGTTCATCATCAGACCCTTTATGTTTTCCAGCAACTGAATGAGGTTGACATGGAAAACCTCCTGATATGAGTGTGATGTTTCTGACATCAATTCCTCCGCTTGATAGAGTTTCAGCTGTGACATTTCTTATATCCCTCCATTTCGGAACATTTGGCCAATGTTTATTTAATACTTTTAAAGGAAAATCTGCCCATTCTATTTGACCTATTGTTTTAAAACCAGCCCATTCGGCAGCTATATCTATTCCACCTATTCCAGTGAATGTACTTAAATGAGTTAACTCCATACCTGCCTCCTTCACTAAAATCTTATTTAAAACTGCATTTGTCCTATCATAAAGCTAACTTGAATCTGACTTAGCATTTTTTCTTTTGCTAATTTATAAAATTTCTTATCCACTTCAAAACCATAAGCGTGTCTGTTCATTTCTGCAGCTGCTTTCAATGTGGTTCCACTCCCTGCTACTGGGTCTATAACAACATCCCCTTCATCTGTGAATATTTCTATCAGCCTTTTTAAAAGTGGTATTGGCTTCTGTGTAGGATGTATCTTAGGCACCGAGTTATCTCTCTCCCATTCCATCCAGTTTAAAATCATTCTTCCGTGATTATTAAACTTCGGTAATTTGTCTCTGTATAACACTATTGCGTGTTCAGTAGCTCCAACTATCTTCATATTTGCTTTAAGCACTTGTGAACTATAGTTTTTTATGAAGAATAAGGGGTAGTAGTTATTAAATCCGTACTTTTTACCATAATCAATGACCATCTGCATTTGTTCAAACGCACAGAACACTATCATTGCTGGAGCTTGCCCTTTCTCTTTTGGTTCTTTCTTTAACATCTTGCTGCAAAAATGCATATATTCTGCTATGTTAAAGTTGTTATCAGTATTAAAGAATTGCTTCCCTGCCTTTTCACTTTCACCGTTCTTATTGTCTCCATCTTTGTACCACTGTGGGTTTGAAGCATACGCATTGTTGCCTATGTTGTATGGTATATCCGCTATTATTAGTTGTGCTTTTGGAATGTTATATCTCTTATAGTTTTGAAAGTTGTCATTATATAATTCTGTTTTTATCTCTAGCACTCTATCACCCCTTTATAACATCAGATTAACTACAACTTTAATGACTCTTCATGTTTTCACCCATATCCATACTACTTATTAATCCTGCAATTACTTTTTCATTTTCTGATATCTGTTTGATTTCTTCTTTAAAAGACTCTGGAAGCAATCTATCCTGTTTTTCTCGTTCTGCTATAACTGAAAACATTTTTAGGAATTGCCCTCTTGTTACACCAATATTTTCACTGAGGCAAATTTCTCTCCAACTCATATATTTAACTACTTTTCTAGTTGTCGGACTCATGCTTTCCAATGCTTCAATTTCTCTATATGAACCATATTTTTGAATAGCCTTAACTACTTCCCCCCAAGCTTCAGCTGCATCTAGCTTGTCCTCTTTTGGAGTAGTTATTTCAGCTATTTGCTTTCTTATATCTGCTATAGAAGGAGGATATGGACTTTCAAGTATATGTTTTTTTATCGCCATTAACGCTGGCTCTACATCTACATCTTTTAAACAATCAAACCATAATCCAACTGTTACCTCGTTAACTTCTTTCATATTTGGATAAGCTGCAGATAACATTCCTAATAACTTAATAACATCACTTTTTCTCAAATTCCCTCCTCCTCTGCTTTAGCTTTTAGATACATTTCTTCTAGTTTTGATAAATTACTATTCGTTTTTGATTTAACTGTCTTATTGCTAACTTTCATTTTGCTCCAAATCTTGTCCCAATTCTTTCTTAAGTTTGCTGGTGATTGAACCACTGTACACCAAAAATCGTCTTTGAATATAAACTGTACTATTTCTCTCATTTCATCTATTGTTCTCTTATCTCTCTCCATTGTTAGTCTTATCGTATCTGACCATTTCTCTAATGCTTTTGGATTACTATCTGGAACTTTGCACTTAGGATTAAACTCAAGGATTTTTTTCCTTAAATACAAAGCTACTTGATAATAAACTGAATCCTCGTCATACTTTAAAGGTGGAGATTCTTCAGAATCGACACATGTAGTATTTATATTATCATTCTTGTTATTATTATCATTCTTTACATTCTTGTTTATATTGTTGGGTAGTCGTTGCTCTCGTATCGCTTTCGTATCATTTTCGTCATTGCCTTCATTGTTGCTTTCGTAATTTCTGGAGTCTTGATAAACGTTGTAATTTACTATATCTATAATCATACCTTGTGTTGCTTTCGTGGTTGTTATCATTGTTGTATTATCGTTGCTTTCGTAGTTGCTTTCGTAAGGATTACGGGAGATTTTTCCATTTGGGTTTCTTAACCACTCAATAACCTGATAAACTTGGTCTTTAGTAGGTGTTACTTTCCTATACCCTACATACCAACTGCACTCTTCCTGAATCTCTGGAATACTTGTCCATAACTGTCCTCTTTTTAAACCTTTATAGTCTTTATGTTGAGCCTTTGATAAAAGATAGATCCAAACTTTTAAATATAAGGGGGGTTTTTTCCATATTTCGCTTTCTATCAACTTCCTGCTCAATAATATATAACCGCCTGGTATTTGCGTTTTAGAATTCATTACCTTTAATATCACCCCTTTAGGGTGCAGGAGCTTTAGCCCCTGCTATAATTTAAGAAATTATTTCAAAACGTTCTTTTACATCTTCTAGTTCATCTTGTAAAAACTCTTTTATTAGCATCATAGCTTCATTTTCCCAAGCTCCACCATCTGCTTGATATAACGCTGCTAGTGGACCTGTTTTCATTCTGAATATAAATTTACTTTCAGGTTGTTTTATTTCTGGAAAGGTCCTATATGGAGCTAATAACACTGGGTTAGGTACCTTTGCTTCACCTACTTTTGCAATTCCAGTTTTGATTGTAGCTGATTGTGTTACCCCATCATCTCCTACAGTCTTAATAGTCTCGTCTTGTATTAAACCTGTAAACTTTAAAAGTAGTTTTTTATCTTCGTTATCTACAAATGAAGATTGAAGCATAATATTAAACTGCTCAGTATCAATAAATCTGTCATAATAAATGTTATTAGGAAGATTAGCAACTGCTCTAATATATTCTTGTCTGTTGTTATCAATATCTAATGGCGACAATAACTTAACTTCTCTTGGACTGACTACTTGAATTAGCATTTTATTTGGTAAAACATCTATGTTGCTTTTACAATAATCAACTAAACTTGTTAATGTAGATACTGTAAGAGTTTGAACTTTTGGAAGTTCTATTCTTTCAAGTCTAACTTTTGAAAATAATCCTTTTTCAGTTTCAACCAAAACATCTTCATTAAAACCTAAACCTACTAAATATTCCAATGCTTCTCTAGTCATATTCATATACACATACCTCGCTTTCAATATTTTAATTTTTTATTATTTAATTAACTTAATACCTTTTGTATCTATTTCTTCAGATTGTTCACCAGCTAATATCTCACCTGTTTCTTCATTAATTCGCATGAATTGCTGGCCTTTTACTTGCTTATTGTATTCACTTGCGATTACATTACCTTTGCCATCTTTGTCTATGAGTATCTTAGTAGCTACTGGCTCTGGAGGAGCTAATTTTGTTTTGACTTTAATGTTTACCATTGATAGTTCCCTTTCTTCATCAGGCTGAAATTCAAGTTCTAATATTAGTTTTCTTTTCTTTTTGCAGTCTGTGTTTGGATCAGCTATATTCTTTAGCACATCTTGAAAACCATCATTGAATTTTTCTGCTAGTGCTCCACCAGCAAAGCTTTCTAGATTAATTATATTTGGCATTTTGTATTCCCCCCTTTTAAACTTAATCCCAATAACTCATTTCTACTTCCATAGCATCAACTAAATCTTCGATAGTTTCTATCTTTTCATCACCATCATACTCAGCAAACGCCTTAAATTCTTCCCTTAGCACTCCTGCTTCAACATAAATTTCTATTAATTCTAATAGCCTCAATAGTTTTTCATTCAATTACTTCACCACCTTTCAATTACTTGTTAGTTATAATCTCGACTATCGCTTTTGTTTTACCGAAATTCCACACTTCATCAGCTGTTTTGTTATTATTAAAATCACCAAGGAATAAATCTATCTTATTGCCTTTAATAGATCTTCCTGTATCTCTTGCTATGTATTCTCCTGAGTATTTTGAATATTTTTCATCTGTAAATGTTACTCTAACTGTACTACCTAAAGGAATTACTTTAGGGTCCACTGCTATTGTCTTTGCACTTTCCCAAGTATGCCCTGCTAAGTTATAACCTGTAGCTGTGATACCATAATTTTTATGCCCGATAGGCTTTCCACAGCTTTCAACTGAAAGGTCATAGCTTGTAACTGTGAATTCTCCTAGATTTTTTCTTGAATAGCTTCCTCTTGATGGTTCTTGTTCATCTTTTGTATTCTGAAGCGCTTTAGCTATTTCTCTTAACAGTTGATTTAGCAGTTCATTGTCGTTTGTAACTAAATTTAATTTTCCTTCTAGTTGTGCATTTTTTACTTCTAGTGATTTTATGGCCTCAGACTGTTTCTGAAGTTCTGCTTCGAATATTCTTATTTCTGACTTATATTCATCTATCATAGTTAGAATTAATACTTTTACTAAAATCACAACTATAGTAAAAATTATTAAAACTCCATAAGAATCTTTTTTTATTTCTCTCACCTCTTTAAATCGCTTTTAAGCATTTTTGTGTACAAATGTATTAGCTACATATACTTTTTTGCTCTAAATCTCCCTAGCGTTGTTTTACTACACTAGTAAGGATATATCTCTAGTTTCAACTCTAAACCTTTATCAGCTATATAAGGTTTAATTCCTGTTATCTCTACAATTTCTCTTATCATCTGTTTTTCATCACTGTTACGATCTGAAAGGTGTAATAATACAATACTTTGACACTGGCTTAAATCATTTGCTTGTAAAAATTTCTTGACGTTCTCTAAGCTAAAATGACTCTGTAATAACCTTGGTTTGTGTTCTATCGGAATATATCCAGCTGCAATGTTTTGGTCCAATGTTTCTTTAATATAGTTACATTCAATCAAGATGTAATTAAGTCCACTGAATTTATATTTGCAGTAATAACTATCAGTTATAAAAAGCAACTTCTCTTTAGTAGGCTTATATTGGATTAGAAATCCTACTGGGTCGCTTGCATCATGTTCAGTATCAAATGCGAGAACATCAAAATCTCCTACATCAAACCTAATATTTCCTAATCTTTCTCCTGCATGAATCACTTTATGCAGACGGTGTGATGTTTTCCCTATTGCTTCTGCTGTGCCTTTACTCATATAGCAATCTATTCCTGCTTTCAAAAGTTCTAACAAGGCTTTTGAATGGTCTTGATGTTCATGAGTTACTAAACATCCCACAACTTTTGATATGTCATAATCTAATCCTTTCAATATCTCCTTCCAAGGGATACCCGCTTCTAATAGCAGGCTCCCTGTTGGAGTTTCAAGGATGTAGCAATTGCCTTTACTACTACTTGCAAGAACTTTTAGTTTCATTTTCCCCTCCATATATCCAATGCAAATTTTAGTAGCCATTTAATTATTAATCCTGCAAAGATTAAGTAGCCTAAGAAAAATGTTGTTATCATTACAACTGTTGAAACAGATTCATTGTTCATTAATATCCTGGTCCTTCCTCAATATCCACTTGTTCTGGTTCATTTATAGGCTTGTCCTCATTCTTAGGTTCATCATTTACTACTTCTATTTCAGGTTCGATAATATTTTTTTCATCAAAATCTAAGACTTGTACATTTGCGTTTTCCTCAATTTCAGTTTCTACAAATCTTTCTACTGCTTGATTTTCTAACTGTTTAATTCTTATATAATCTTCATCTATTTTTTGGCTATCTATAGTAATATCATTCCAAGCTGCTCTATATACTGTCTTATAACACATTTGCTCAAACCAGCCCTCAACCTGTTCCTTACCAACTTTTTTACCATTTTCCCATTTATCTTTTTCTCCGCCCCAGAATTCAACTGAAGCATAAGGAGGTTTTCTTTTTAGTATTTCTTTAATTGTCATAATCACTAATTTATTTTTTGAAGGTGAATCATTATAAATGTGGTAATAGAAGCCTCCTACAATTTCTCCTCTATCGAATGGATTAGTAATTTCAAACTCGTAATTTTCTATTTTGTTGTTTAGACTTTTCTTGACTGGTTTAAAGTGATCTTTGGAATATACTAATTCAACTATTACTGCATCAGGTACGTCTAATCCATATTTTTTTGCTTTTAGCTCTAATCCTCGATAACCTTCAATAAACACGATGTCATATTTGTTTGTATTGTTATTTTTAAATGGAATCATGTGAATATGATTTTTCTGACTTGGATCAAGTCCCATTCTTGCATAGCATACTAAGTTTCTAGCAAGTAAATTCATATCAACATTATTCCAAGTAACTGGCAATGGGTCTTGATTTGCTTTTTTCTTTTGTCTATTCAATTCTGCTGCTTTTAGTGTAGCGTCTATTGCTATAAAATAGTTTTGGATTAGTCTTTGTTGAAATTCTGTTAAAGCTACTGAACCGACACCACTTTGAAACTCTTTTATCATTGCATTTGTAAACCTTTGGCTTATTGATAATTCTTGATTTTTTACTTCTATTTGATTGCTTGACATTTAATATTCCTCCCTTACTTATTCCATCCTATATTCTTAGAAGCTTGTATATGGTTAGCTCCATTCTTCTTTAGTTCTTTCATTCTCTCAACCAAATAAGTCCCCGTTTCACCTTGGAACCATGGATCGCCTACAGGTGCAAACCTCCATTTACTTAATAGCTGCTCATAGCTTAAACTATCTATGTGAACTTTGTTTTCAGGAGTTAAATCCACTATTCTTCAACCTCCACTCTTAAACTATTATTTCTTTCATTCCATGCTTTTTTTGCTTTTTCGATATTAGCCATATCTAGCATTGTAGGTTGTTCATAGTTAACTACTCCTGCTAGTTTATACTGAACTTCCTTATCTAACTCATCCCATGTTGGTGGCTTTATGAGATTAATTATTTGGCTATCAAGTTTCATTATTTCGCTGACTGATTCTCTATTGTCGATAAAAATAGGAGCCTGAACACCGTAAAACTTTGATAATGCTTGTATTATGTCTAGTCCTGCATTGATTTGCCCTGCTAAATTTGCATCTTCAAATTTTACATATGAACCATTGGTATTAACTAGTGCTATGCAAGTTGGCTTTCCACCTTCATTCGTGATGTTATCTTCAAACAACTTAAACCTCACATGTTTGAATTGGCTATTTATCCTATCTTCTAGTAGATCTGCTTTTACTACAGCAAATCTTTCTAATAGGAATTTATGACCTTCTAATTCAGCAATTTGATTAGCAATTCTTTTTTCTTCAGCTTTTAGTTCTTCAATTCTAGCTTTTTTCTTAGTTATTTCTTCTTTGATGTTTAGAATTTTATTACGCGCTTCAATTTCAATCTGTATATCTGCTTTTTTTTGTAATAATTCATTTGTTTTATCTTCTATAGGTTTTTCTAGTTCGGTTTGCAACCGTTCTATTTTTCCACATAATTCTAAGTATTCTGCATCTTTTGAATAATCTGGCTCTGGCAATGGTTCAGATATTTTTTTGTCTAGTTCTGCTATCGCAACTGATAATTCTTTGAGTTTGCTTTCTTTTTCTAACAGTTCTTTTTCTAACTGTTCTTTCTCTTTTTTGTCTCTTTCAACTCTTTCTTTAAGTGAAAATCCTGCTTCTTTATTTTGCTTTATTTTCAAAATTACTTGCTCAAGTTCACGTTTCTTTGAGTTTTCAAAATTAGTTTTTAATTCGGCCATTTTGTTTTCAATAATTTCAAATGGTAATGCTTGTCCACATGTCGGGCAATTAGTTTCTATATTTTCTGTTGTGAATTCCATTACCATAATTTCTGCTTTTTTCTCATTCAGGGTTTTCCATTCTTCTCTTAATTTCTCAAGTTCATGTTCTCCGTAATCAATGTTCCTTTGATGATTTTCAATTTGAGTCCTTAAATTAAATATATTGCTTTTTAAAATATTCTCTCCGTTAATCAATTCAGTTTTTTTCTGAATAAGCTTTGCTCTATCTGTCCCAGCACTAGTAACAATTCTATTTTTCACGCTTTCTAATTGATTCTTTAATCTGTATAACTCTTGGTACTTCTTGTTATGTTCATTAGCTTTATTTGCTGCATTAGTAAGTAATAACTCAACCCCTTGGAGTGTTTCTTTGTACTCTTGCATCTCTTTTTCTATCGCTTCATAGTCTGGTTCTTCATTTGGTAATGATAAAGTTAATTCATCAATTCTTGGCGGAATATTATCTCTTTCTTTTTTAAGAGCTTTTAGCTTATCTGCAACCACTAACTTATAATCATCTATTGATCTGCCATTTAAAATCTCAATTAGCTTTGACAGGCTCTTATCTGAAGCTATTACCTGCTCGTTTGTTAAATCACCTGATATTTCTAAGAGAATCTTCCTTCTGTCTTGCCAAGGTAATTTAGTGTTAAAAAATAGTGGATTGGTTATCATCTTGAAAATGTTTTCGTTGTTCAGGTTATCCACTTGTGATTTGATTAAGTTATCAATTTTTGCTTTATATTCTCCTGCTTTAATTGGAACTTCATTGTACCAATATGATGTAGTATTCCCAGTTAACTCTGCTACATCTGAACCTCTCTTTGTTGTCCATTTTTCTTCTTGCATTTTTTTTAATCTAAGCGGTTGCCCATTTACTAATAGCTCTGCTTCAACTTCTGTTTGCAGGTGATGTATATCTTGCCCTAATTCATTTTGTGGCTTTACAGTAAAATTAGTGTTGTCATTGCTATCTTTATTGAATAATAGCCAAAGAAAAGCATCCATTAAAGTTGTTTTGCCTTTTCCGTTGTCTGCATAAATACTTACATTCTTTCCTCCAGCTATTAACTTAAAGTCTTTAATCCCCTTAAAGTTCTTTAAATGTAACCAATTTAGCTTAATATTCACTTTGTATACCTCCCTATTAAATCAGTGAATTATACGACATTAATGAAATTACTGCATTTGTTATTGCTTCAATATCTTTACTTAAAAGTTCATTACTATTTATAATTGATGTAGGCTCTATCGGGTAAGCTGTATTTACTAAATCCTTTAGTAAATCTGCTACAAAGTGCATTTCTGAAATTTTATTCGGATTAGGATTTATTGTTTTATTTGTATGGTCAAAAAGTGTAGCTGCGATTTTTACTATGTAAGTTAATCTATCTGGATTTATTGACATGATTTTTCCTCCTTCTTGTATTACACCATCGATTTAAGGTATAATAAAGTTGCATAGAATTTCTTATTTACTTGTTTGGACCTGTTCTGTTGCAGCAGACTGGTCCTTTTTCATTTGCGGGTCTACAAAATAGAACTCTAGCTTCCTTCCTGTTCCTTTTCCATAAGCTAACAATTTGTTGCCCGTAATAGTGTTCATAATTTCCCTCCTTTCGTTAACCTCTTAGTTAGCATCTAATCGTTTAATTACATTTGTCTCTTGCATTCCACCCTCAGAAGGTATTCCCAACTTGGTAATACCTTTGCAATGTTGTATAACTGCTTTACTTGGATTAGAATATTCTAATACTCTAGCTATATCTATTCCTACAGCATAGGGTTTACCATTTACCTCTACCATTCTTACTTCTCCAAATTCTTTACTACTAAAAATCTGTAAATTACTCATCTAACCCCTCCCTAAAATTTCTTTACCATAGTCGGTTATTTTGATACTTCTCGGACTCTTGTCCAACTTTTCTATATAACCGAATTCTATAAGTCTATTAATGTGTCTATGTATTGTTTCTGTTGAATTTGCTCCTGTTAATTCACATAACTCTCGGACAGTCGGACTTATTTGGTTTTCTTCTATGTATTTAGCTATATAACTTAGTAACTCTTTAGGAGTTATCATGCTTGTCCCTCCTTATGTCATAAGGCTTTTAGCCTTGTTTTTCTTCTGTAGCCTTCTTCATTTCATATGCCTTTAACACGTATTCTGTAAATTTTTTCTTTGCTGCCTCAATGGCTTCTGGGTTAGAAATAACTATTCTTATTTCTTTTTCTTTTTTCATAGCCATCTCCTTAAAAAACATATTTATTAAATAATATGCTTAACTCTTTGTCTGCTTTAACGATGTACAGGCTTTATGTAGTATTTTTTTTGATTCTTTTACATTTTTATTTTTTAGAGCTTGTCCTAACAAAATTTTAAGGGTTTGTCTTTCCATAACGTTTTAATTGCACCTCCTTGTGATATTGATATGCCTTCAGAACTTCATCTCCAGAACATTGAAATACCCTTGGCATTTGTGCTAAAATATAACCACTAGGCAATCTCATAGAATATTCATATTTTAGATATGTCCCTACTTTTATATTAAGTTTTTGAGCAACTTGTTTTGGGGTTTGTCTACTTTTAGTTCTCAAATCTCTAAATGTCACTTTATCACCTCGCTTTCAACTTGATTTGATTATAGCACGTTTTGTGCTGTATCTAAACCCGCAAATTTAGTAGTATAGTCCTATATAACAGCACATTACGTGCTGTAGTCGTTTTATCATATTATTTCCTTAAAATATCTGTGATTTTCTTAATTTTATGCAATAATATGTAAAAAAATTCTTGCAATACGCACGTTTTGTGCTAAAATAGTATTGTAATGTGCTATTGAATATAGTCAATACAATTTAAATGTTAAATATAAGCAATCTAAGGAGGTGTAAAATGCAAAATGAACGGAGAGATTTTAAGAAAATTAAGACTAGAAGCAAACTTGACTCAAGAACAATTGGGTAAAAAAATAAATGTCGCACCTTCTACCATAAGAATGATTGAATTAGGTAAAAGAAGAGGCTCTGATAAAGTAGTTAAAAAAATTGCAAATTTCTTCAATGTATCATTGGATTATCTAAATAGCAGAGACGATTTAGATTACCTAATTAATAAAGATAGTTTAGAGCACTTAAATAATAAAGAAAGCAAAGAAGAACAAGAAAAAGGGCAATTAATTGACGATTTTTTGGACACTTTAATCGAAGAAGGTGTTATAACAGACCCTAATAATATTGATGATAAAACTGTTGAAGTTATACTAAATGCTGTTAAAGCTCATTTGGGATACAAAATGCTAAAGAAGAGCAAGGGAAAATAAATCGGAGGTATTAAAAAATGAGAATTGCTATTTACAGCAGAAAATCACTCGAAACAGATACTGGTGAAAGTATCAAGAATCAAATCAAGTTTTGTATGGAATATTTTCAAAGGCAAAATGAGAATTGTACATTTGAAATTTTTGAAGATGAAGGTTTTAGTGGTGGAAATATAAATAGGCCAGGATTTCAAAGAATGATGGAGCTAGTTAAAATCAAACAATTTGATGTTGTAGCAGTTTATAAAATAGATAGAATTGCTCGTAATATTGTTGACTTCGTGAACATCTATGATGAGCTTGAAAAACTAAACGTAAAACTTGTATCTGTTACTGAGGGTTTTGATCCAAGCACACCTATAGGTAAAATGATGATGCTTTTACTTGCTTCTTTTGCCGAAATGGAAAGAATGAATATAGCACAGCGAGTAAAAGATAATATGAAAGAACTTGCAAAACTGGGTAGATGGTCAGGTGGTACTCCTCCAACTGGTTACACTACAGAAAAAGTTATTGAAAATGGAAAAAAAGTAACTTATTTAAAGTTAATAACTGAAGAATCCCAATACATTGAAGAAATATTTAAAAAATATGCTGACGGTTATACAACATACAAAATTAGTAACGAAATGAAAAAGAAAGGATTTAATTATCCAAGTAAAACTATTATAAACATTTTAAATAACCCTACTTACTTAAAATCAACTAAAGAAAGTATTAAGTATTTGCAATCTCAAGGTTATACTGTTTATGGAGAACCTAATGGATGTGGTTTTCTTCCTTATAATCGCAGACCCCGTGTTAAGGGTAAAAAATTATGGAATGACAAGAGTAAATTTGTCGGAATATCAAAACATGAAGCTATTATAGATTTAGAACTTTTCATGAAAGTTCAGGAAAGATTACAAGAAAATGCTATAGCACCCAGACCTAAAGAAAGTTCTTATACTTGGTTAGCTGGATTGGTAAAATGTAGGTGCGGTTCAGGAATGTTTGTCCAACCTGGTAGGCAAAAGAAAGATGGAAGCAGGGTTGCTTATTTTAGATGCACAAGTAAAAAAAGTAACCCAAACAGTAGTTGTAACAATAAATTTCTAAGAGTAGATAGAGCGGAAAAAATAGTATTAGAGTATCTATCTCAATTTTTGGATAAAAACTACTTTAACCAACTTATAAAACAAAAAAATAACAATATTCAGTTAGAAAAAGAGATAAATGCATTGAATAAAAAAATTAACTCAAACACTACAGCAATAAATAATTTAGTTGATAAACTTATGTTTTTGTCAAATGAAGCAAGTTTTGTAGTAACTAAAAAAATTGAAGAACTTACATCTCAAAACAATAAATTAAAAGAAGAACTATTAATACTTGAACGAAGAAAAATACTTAATTCCTTTGATGAAGCAAATTCAGAAGCATTTTATAAAATAATAATAAATTTTATAAACTGTGTAGACGATATAGAGTTAAGAAGATTTTATATTAAAAATATTATAAAGTTCATGGTATGGGATTCTGATACTGATACACTTACAGTAGAGTTAAATATATAATGATTGTAATATTGAATGTACCGCACAACCAGCCCATCTAAAATTACAACAAAATTAAATAAGCGAGGTAAACTTTTCTACCTCGCTTTTCTTATGTACTCATCATTTATATTATATTTATTATCTGATTTTATAATCTCTATGA